CTTTATATAAAGCCTTGTATTTTTCCGGGTCTTCATCTTTAATGCGAGCCAGTTCCTTCGGGTCTTTCTTTTGATAGTCGGCAAATGTCCAGTCTTTGTATCTGTCATTTTTCGAAGTTGAGTTTTGTATTTGTATTTGCCCGCTTTGCATACTTTCCAGCACTTTTTTGGTGCTTTCATAGTCGGATTTGGCCAGAGCCTCATAAGTAGCACGCATGTTTTCGGTAATGCGTTTTTCAGCAATGGCTTTGTCTATCAAAGCTTTGATTTTTTCGTTGGCTTGAGCTTGTTTGAGCGTGTCCAATTCGTTTTTCAAGTCGCTAATGGTCTTGTCTTTTCCCTTTACCGCTTCTATTATGGCTTCCTCAGTTGCATCGGAAGAAAGCCCGAGCAGAGTTGCTATCTTTTTCATATCATGATGTTGTTTTGGTATGCTGTTGAGAAAAATAGGGTAATCATAGTTTTGTAACCCTTTTACCGCTTCGTTTTCTATTTCGTCCACAATTCCGTATTGTTTAGCCTCTTCGGCAGAAAAATACGAATCGGTGTTCTTCAAAAATTTTTCACGAGCTTCCTCTTTATTCATGCCTGATATTTTAGCATAAATATCGGCAAGGTCGTCATCCAGTTTTCTCATTTCTGAAGCCACACTTTCAAAATCATCGGCATTGCCCATCATCATTCCACTCACCCGGTGTGTCATCAAACGGGCATAACGGCTCATCACTCTTTTTTGAGCAGCCATGATAATGACACTTGCCATGCTGGCAGCTATACCATCTATGTGTGCAATAACCGGTATGTCTGATTGTTTGAGTGCTGAAAATATGGCAATCCCTTCATATACATCGCCTCCTGGAGAGTTAATATGCAAATGAAATTCTTTTACTTGTTCTTTGGCTGCATTTTGTAATGCCGTAATTACGCTTCCTGCATCAATATCATATTTTGATATGGTGCCGTACAAATACAAATGTGCCGTATTGTTTTTGACGATGTAATTCATGCAAAAAATTTTCACAAACAAAAATAGAATTGATAAAAGCGAGTTTCCAAATTTTTTATTTACCACATCACTCTTTTTTGTATTGCTAATCAAACATTTACGATTGCATTAAAAAAGATTTTGGAACACCTTATAATCGGAATTTATTTTTGTGTCAAATGTTTTAGCAAATGGCATCTCTTACCCATAAACAAAAAAAAGCACTGGCAAAAGATTTATATCTGCAAACTCATTATAAACAAAAGGAAATTGCTGAAAAAGTAGGGATTTCCGAAAAAACACTTTCCAAATGGATCAATACCGAAGGGTGGAAAGAACTTAAAGGTGCTTCACTCATTACCCGTGAGCAACAAAGAAGAAGAATCCTGTTACAAATTAAAGCTCTCAATGATGCCATTGAAAGCAGAGATGAAGGAGAACGCTATCCGACCCCAAGAGAAAGCGACACTCTTGTCAAATTATCGGCAGCAGTCAATAATTTGTCAAGTAACAAACCTCTCAATACAATTATTGACATTTTCGTTGATTTTCTGGAATGGATAAAAAGTTCCAATCTGGAAAAAGCACAGGAGTTTACACAATATTTTGATGATTATATCAAAGAAGAAATGAGCAAAGGGAGATAATAAATGAACGGTAAAGACAAAAAAGCCATATTGAAATGGGATGCTTACCGCAAAAACATATTGCGTGCTACTCCTATCGAAAGGGAAACGCCGCAGCAAAAAAATAAGAGAATTAAACGCCTTTTAAATGACCCTGAAAGCTTTTTTAAATACTATTTCCCTAATTATATTGATAGTGAACCTGCTACTTTCCATATAAAAGCCACCAAACGGATTGTAAATCATCCGGTATGGTTTGAAGTAAGAGCATGGGCAAGAGACCATGCCAAAAGTGTACGTGCCATGATGGAAGTACTGTATCTTGCCATGAAAGGCGAAATCAAAAGCTTTCTTCTGGTTTCTTACAGCTATGATAATGCCGAAGAACTGCTTATGCCATTTATGCTACAATTAGAAAGTAATCAAAGACTTATAAATGACTTTGGCATACAGAAAAATATACGCCAATGGGAAATAGGCAAGTTTGTAACAACAGCGGGAGTGAGTTTTAGGGCAATAGGAAGTGGACAAAGTCCAAGAGGAACTCGCAATGAAGAAACTCGTCCTGACTTTATATTGGTAGATGATATAGATGAAGATGAACTTTGCCGTAATCCGAGAAGGCTGGATGAAGCCCACAAATGGCTTATGGGTGCCTTATTCCCAACTATGGACATCAAGGGTCGTAAACGCTTTTTGATGATTGGTAATATTATTGCCAAAGACACCGTTTTACTTCGTGTGGCAGCCAATGCAAACCCAGATCATTTTGAAATTATAAATATACTGGGCAAAAACGGACAACCTTCTTGGAAAGAAAGATATAGCCTTAAAGATGTACAGTACATGATTAATAAAATGGGGTATATCTTATCGCAACGGGAATATTTTAACAATCCGATAATAGAAGGTGCTATATTCAAAGATATTCGCTATAAAAAACCGTTGCCTATTAACAGATATGCCTATTTGGTCTCATACACCGATCCTTCTTTCAAATCCGGAAAAAATAATGATTACAAGGCTACGGTACTTATCGGCAAAACAAAAACAGGAGAATTTCATGTATTAAAAGCATTTTTGGAACAAACTACCGTCAAAAAAATGGTGGAATGGCATTATCAAATACTTGATTTTGTAGGGGAAAAAGCCATTGTATTTTTTTATATGGAAGCCAACTTTTTGCAAGATATGCTTTTGGATGAATTTAAAACTTATGGAAATGAAGTTGGCAAACAACTACCTATAAAAGGAGACAAACGAAAAAAACCGGACAAATTTCAGCGTATTGAAAACTTGGAGCCCTACTTTTCCCGAGGTCTTTGGTTCTTCAATGAAAACGAAAAGAACAATCCGCACATGAAAAGACTAATAGAACAGTTTCAAGCTTTTCAAAGAGGGGCAAAAATATATGATGACGGACCCGATGCTTGCGAAGGTGCTGTGTATATACTTAATGAAAAAACAAGACAAGCAAACAACGAAATAGTTATTATGAACAGAAAATATTACAAAAATCCAAAAAGATTTTAATTATGGCAAGAAGTATTACGGAAATATACGACAGTATGATAGCCGAAAAACAAAACATGGCTACATTACAACAATTACAACCTCATATAGACAATCATCAAACACTGCTTAACGACCTGACTTCTCAAAGTAAAGTGGCCGTATGGCGTTTGTTTTACTTTACCATTGCCGTAGCCATTTGGTCCGTAGAAAAACTCTTTGACCTACATAAAGAAGAAGTACAGGAACTTATCCAATCAGCCATACCGGGAACCAAAGAATGGTATCGGCAGCAAGCTTTATTATTTCAATATGGAGACAACCTGATATGGCAAGATAATAAATTCAAGTATCCGGAAAATCATCCGGACAAACAAGTGGTAAAACATGCTGCTGTGGTAGAACAAAACGGCATTGTTATTATCAAAACAGCCACCGAAAACAATACCGGTGAACGCATACCGCTTGATACTCTACAATTTTCGGCATTCCAATCTTATATGAAAAAAATCAAGTTTGCAGGTACAAAAATCAATTTTATCAATGACCTTCCGGATAAACTTCAAATATATTACAGGGTATATTATGACCCGCTTGTGATGCAGCCGGACGGTTCGCTCATTGATAACCCAAACACAAAGCCGGTAGAAGAGGCTATTCTGAATTATATCAAAAATTTACCGTTTAATGGCAGATTGAATATAACGGCTCTTACCGATGTCATTCAAAAAGCAGAAGGAGTAATAGATCCTGTTTTTGAACAGGCACACGCCCAATACGGAACTTATCCTTATCAGCCGATAATTGACAATTATACGGCTCATGCAGGATATATGAAGATAGATGATTTATACCCATTGTCTGACACCATAACTTATGTTCCTTATGTTTAATATTGACATCAATACTATAATCAGACAAATATTGCCACCGTTCAAACGCAGCCAAAGCATTCTGGAATACTTGCGAGCTGCCGTGCATCCTCTTATAGAGTTGCATCAGAACTTCTTGGAACAGCGACAAAAAACATTGGAATACCTTGCTTACAATTCACAGGTAATATATCTGGAAAGGCTGCTTAATCAAGTATTTAACAATGGAAACACAGGAATATACATAAGTGATGCCGTTCAGTTCGACTATTGGTTTTTGTATAACAATGCAGAGCAGCATCCGCAATATTTATACAATACATCGGAAAATCAACCGGTATTTTTATACAATGAGCAAGAATTTGATACCAATTATGATTTTATCGTATGGGTGCCTACTGCCGTTACTTTTAATATCAATAGAATGAGAGCACTGATAAACCGGTATAAATTGGCAGGCAAAAGATATGATATTCAAACTTATTAAAATACAATGCTATGGATAAATTACTTACTAATTTTCAAGGAGGGTTTCCGTTTACGCTTGATGATATTCGCTATAACGATGAAGCGTATAGGTATGCCTTTAATAACATAATCAAAGCTTTTGCTCCTTCGGGTGAGAATTTTATTATCTCCGGTTGCGATATTACCGCTTCCGGAAATCAATTGCACACTACGGAGGGGTTGATATATTTGGAAGGAGAGATTATCCGTGTAGATGAGCAAGCTATTACTATAAGCGGTTGGGGGACACCATATTTTACCAAAGCAACATCCTTTGACCCGGCAGGCAACAAAGTGTTTTATGACGGCAGCACACATCAAACTTACCGGAAAGACAGAGGTGTTTTGCATTGGGGAACACCACAGGCAGGCACTCCCATTGTAAGGGCATTGCTAAATACGGGAGAAAAGAACGATTGGATGCATCGTATCGGTAGGTTGCTCGAACCGGATTGGATATATCCGCAATTGTTGCAAGGATTCACGAATGATCCGGATAACCCGGTAAGATATCGTAAAAATCTGCTGGGACAATTGGAAATCATGGGACAATTCGAATGGGACGGTATTACGGATGATCCCGTATTTATATTGCCGGCAGGTTACAGACCGGAAAAACCCATGCAGGTCCTTCACACTTCCAACTATGGTTCTGCACCAAGGGCTTTTCTTATTACCACAGATGGCAGAATAGAAAAACATCAAGGTGGTGAATCATGGTATTCCAATAACAACGGAGCAAAGAATTATATCAACCTAATCGTAAATTTGAAATAATATGGCTTTTTTGGAAAAACAAGACTTTGACAGTCGTATATACGCTGAAATACTGGATGCTATTACCCGTCAGGACGACACCATTGTAGAGGTAATGATTGATGTGGCTATCGGAGAAATGAAAGGGTATCTTTCTGCCCGTTATGATGTGGAGACCATATTTGCTCAATCAGGGAATAACAGACATCCCGTAGTCTTGGAATTTGCCAAAGATATAGCCTTGTATCATCTGCATAGCATTCACGACCCGGCAACTATCCCTCAAATAAGAATAGACCGCTATAACAGGGCTATCGAATGGCTCAAAGAAGTAAACAAAGGACATATAAATCCCGATTTACCTGTATCAAACGACCCAAAAACAAAATATGTGGCATACGGAAGCAATCCAAAGCGTGAAAATCATTATTAAAAACACTAAACAATCATGGCAAAAAGAAAACCAGCACCGCAAAAAATAGAAGTGATAAACTTGAATTTGTCCATCCGTCAAATCCGACGCACATCACAGGATATACAATCGTGGCGTAATGCCATTGCAATGGCTGAAAATCCGGATATGCCACGCAGGTATAAACTCTATGACCTATATGCCGATATTCTGCTGGACGGACATCTTACTTCCATTATTGACAAAAGAATAAACGCAGTACTGAATCTGCCTTTGCAGTTTGTAGAAAACGGTTCTGTGAACGAAGATATTACCAAACTTGCCAATAG